TCCACTCAATTAAAATATTGGATGAACCTGAAAAATCTAAAGATGACAAGGGTGCTATTCCTGAGTTGCTTACCGATGCTCTTTCTGTTAGTTTTGATCCTCATGTCGGCCATGATTACCTTTTGGATTCTGATGATCGTTATGCATTTTATCATAGGATTGAAAAGAAAATCCCCTTTGATCTTGACTTCTTCAATAAAATAACACAAGGTGGTCTATCTTCTAAAACTTTAAATATTGCTCTTGCAGGAACAGGTGTTGGTAAATCGTTGTTTATGTGTCATGTTAGTTCTGGTGCCTTATCACAGGGACATAATGTTTTGTATATCACATTAGAAATGTCAGAAGAACGAATTGCAGAAAGAATAGATGCAAATTTGTTGAATATTAAATTAGACGATTTGGTAAGCTTACCTAAACAGATGTATCAAAAGAAGATAGAAGATCTCAAGAGTACGGTTAAAGGTAGATTGATTATCAAGGAATATCCTACAGCCGCGGCTAGTACAAACCATTTCAGATCGTTATTGAATGAACTAAATCTCAAGAGAAATTTCAAACCAGATATGATTCTTGTTGATTATATTAATATATGTTCTTCTTCAAGAATTAGACCAGGACAATATGTAAACTCTTACAGTTATATTAAATCTATAGCAGAAGAACTTAGAGGATTGGCAGTAGAGTTTGATGTTCCTATTTTGTCGGCTACCCAAACGAATAGGCAAGGTTTTCAAAATACAGATGTTGGTCTTGAAGATACTAGTGAGAGTTTTGGACTTCCCGCAACTGCAGATTTTATGTTTGCTATTATTAGTAATGAAAATTTAGAAGAAGCAGGACAAATATTAATCAAACAGTTAAAAAATCGATATAGTGATATTACCTCAAATAAGAAATTTTTAGTAGGAGTTGATAGAGCTAAAATGAGACTTTCCGATTTGGGAGAATTATCACAATCTGGATTAGTTGATACTGGTAAAGAAGAAAAACAAGAGACTCCCTTATTCGATACATCCTCTAAAAAGGCTAAAAAAGATTTTGGGGAGTTTAAGTTTGAGTAAAGATTTACAATGATAAATGTGGGAATAAGTCGAGGGCATAACTCTTCTGTTGCTCTCTTGGAAGATGGAGATATTGTATTTCATATAGAAAATGAAAGATTTTCTAGAATAAAATATGATCAATTTCCATTTACTGCACTTTTTAAAATAAAAGATTTTACTGATTATATAGATAATTTGAGTATTGCCGGATTGAATGAAGTAACTCCAGCTGGAGAATATTGGACTCAACATGATATTTACACAATCTTTGTTTTAAATTTAAATAAGTCTTTTTGCCGAAAAGGTTTTGGCATACAAGATTTGGGGTTAGATCATCATAAAATGCATGCATCTTGTGCATTTTATAATTCAGGTTTTAAAGAAGCAATATGTATTGTTAAAGATGGGGCAGGATCAGAATATTATTTTGATGATGATAACTTTTGCGGTAGGGAAATTTCCTCTGTTTTTTCTTGTAAATATCCAGCTGACTTTGAAGTAATTGAAAAGCATGTGGGGTTTCTATTGTCTCTATATATAGATGCCAATTTAACAACTCAAGATTTAGATAGGTTTTCTACAGAAAAAGTTAAAATTGATGATACTATAAGTCCAGCGGAAGTTTTTGAATTCACATCGGAAAACTTTGGTTTTCATCCCCTAGATGCTGGAAAAATTATGGGTATGGCTACATATGGAAAAGAAGATTCTTCATTACCTCTCATTTATAAAGATGGTAAAATAAATAAAAATTTGTTTATTTACATTAATCCAGAGAAACCAGATTTAAATTTAGATCATCAATCATTAACTTGGAGAGAACCTACGACTGATTTTCAAGATAAAGCAAATTTTGCTTTTGCTTTACAAAAAGTCAGTCAAGAAAATGTGAAAAAATATATATATGATATTATTGATAAAACTAAATGTAAAAATATTTGTTTGTCGGGAGGATTCTTTCTTAATTGTGTAGCAAATTATGAATATCTTGATGGTTTACCTGAAGATGTAAATTTATATATAGATCCAATTTCTTCAGATGCAGGAACTTCTATTGGAGCAGCAAAATTTATTTGGCATTCAAATCATGGAGATACAACCATAAGAAAACAGAATACAATATATTATGGTCCTGAACCCGATTATAATAATGTAAAAAATAAATTAAATAAAAACGAATCTATAAGTAAAGTTAATTATAAGGATGTTATATCTCTAATACTAAAAAGAAATCCAGTTGCTCTTTATCAAGGTAGATCTGAAGCCGGGCCGAGAGCATTGGGGAATAGAAGTATTCTTTATGATCCGAGAGATAAAGATGGAAAAGATGTTGTAAATAGAATTAAAAAAAGAGAATGGTTCAGACCTTTTGCCGGAACAGTATTACATGAAAGAGCAAATGAGTGGTTTGATATGAGAGGACTAGAAGAATCTCCTTATATGTTATATGCATTGAACGTTAGAAAGGAAAAAATAAATGAAATTCCTGCCATAACTCATGTTGATGATACTTGTAGGGTACAAACATTGAAACAAAGTCAAAATTTACATTTTTATAATTTAATAAAACTCTTTTATGAGCAGACGGGAGTGCCAATATTATTTAATACTTCTTTTAATTTAGCAGGCGATCCTATAGTAGAAACCTTAGATGATGCCTTATATGCATTAAGAAATTCAAATTTAGATTATTTGTATTTACCAGAGATAAAAAGTATGATACATGCATCAAAGGAGAATAAATTTGAGTGATGACAATATAATTGATTTAGAAGAATATAAAAAACAAAGAAAAGAAGATAGGGAAGCATATTATAAAACCCTATCTGTTCCCACCCTCAAAGCATTCGAACCCGATTGCTATTACATCAACCCTGAAAAGGGAACGATGATTCATGTCTTATTTATTACAGACAAAAGCGACATTTTTGACAGAGAAATGATCTATGTTATGGAAGATCCAGCTGGAACCTTTTATTGTGCTATAGTAGATGAAGATACTTGTAAAGGATGGCATGAACTTAGTGGAGATGTTTTTGTACACGAAGTTCTAAAAAAGAGATATGAAGGTGAATTACCACCATTTCCAGATCCAGAGCCGGCTTAAGATAGTTAGTTATTATAAATATATCAGTAAATTCTATTCTAATTAGGAGAAATTGATGAAGTCTTTAAAAACTTGGATACAGCAGTTAGATGAAGCAAGTGCAGAAGATACGACATTTTTTCATGAAGTAATATGTGCAATAGCTTGTTCTGATGATTCAGCTACTACTGGAGCGGGAAGTATCAAAAAAGGAGCCGATATATTTCCATTTTTTCGTGATAAAGTCGTAATAGCTAAAGGTCCGGGAGCCGGAGAAGGTACAGATATATCAAAATTCGAAGGAATGAAGCAATATAAATTCTTTGATCCTACTGTAAAAGAAACTCCTGTGGGGGAAGATCCATCTACAGAACTGAAGAGTAAATGGGCGACTGAAGCCCATTTTAAGGAAAAAGGTATGCCGGCGAGGGCAGCAGATGCAATCGCTGTCGCAAAGGCTGTAGTAGAAAGAATAGGTAAACCAACTGGAGCAGTTTATTGGACAGGACCGACTAACGATTCAACAGATTTTGGAGCAGCAGATATTGCGTATAATGGACAAGGAATATCTCTAAAATTTGGAGAAGGACAATTCAAAAACTTAACAGTTAATCAATTTGCAAGAGCGGCACTAGGAGCTGGAAAAGAAACAGAATTACTTACAGAATTACACAAGGATGTACCAGAAAAATGGAATCAAATGACATCAGTTTGGTTGGACTTGATATGGAAATCTTTAAATGCTTGGATACCTAATAAGACAAAGACAAATACACCAACAGGCGTATCGAGAGATGATGCACTAACCGAAGCTATAAAATTGTTTGGTGGCTGGAAAAGCCAAACTTATGGTAGCTGGGACAAATACCAAGCAAAGAGGATAAAGTGGCAAGATGTTCAGGTATTTCATGATTTATTATTTGTTCCTAAAAAGAGAAAAGTTTACGATTATCATGACAAAAAAGGTGATAAAGATAGAGTAAAACAATTTAGATATGTTTGTAGAAAAATTCTTGATCAGGGTCCTGCTGCCGTCAGGAAAAAATGGAAAGAATATAGGAATGAACAATTTACAGATATATTTGGTACGTATTTTAACGATAGGGATGAAACAATAAAAGAAAATTTAGCGACAATATTTGAAAAACAAATTAGTGTCAGCCCGAAACCTATGATATATGCCAGTAAGGGGGGAACAGATGTTAGACGCGTTCCTTCAAAGGCCGAGTTTGATCATTCTATTGAAAAGATTTCATTTTCTTATGAGGGGAAAACAACCGGAGCGGGCTATACTTTTATTTTACTTGCGCAAGCAGACCCCGCAGATCCTAAAGAAAAAATTATGGAAATTACTATTTTCTTCAGATGGAAAAGCGGAGGACAAATGGTAGGAAATCCCGATACTTCATCAGAATCAGAAATGTATGTCAGCGATTATACAGATATGTTTCCGGAGATAGCAGGATAATGTTTGCATTTAGTTCATTCTTAACTGAACAAAAGAATCTCCACATGGAGCACCTTGAAGATGAGGTGTTGAATCATGGGGTAGCCGGAACAAGAGGAGCATTAAATTTCCTTCAAGGTCTAAGAGATATGTTAGCCGGAAACTCTGATTCCTCCGTTAACATAACCGTAAAATGGGACGGAGCACCAGCAGTGTTCGCAGGAATCAATCCAGAGAATGATAGATTTTTCGTAGGAACAAAAGGAGTATTCGCCAAGAACGCAAAGATAAATTATAATGAAGCAGACATAACTACAAATCATTCTGGAGGGTTAGCATCAAAACTTAAAGTTGCATTCAATGAGTTATCCAAAGTAAACATAAAAGGTGTTTTACAGGGTGACATGATGTATACAGCAGATGATTTACAGAGAGAAACGATTGATAACGAACCTTATATTACTTTTCAACCAAATACAATCGTTTATGCAATACCTGTAAAGTCTAAATTGGCGGCGAAAATCTTGTCCTCTAATATGGGAATCGTATGGCATACCACTTATAGTGGCGATACGATGGAGGACATGACCGCCTCTTTTGGTGTAAGCTCAGGAGCATTTAGTGAAAGTAGTTCAGTATGGCAAGCAGATGCATCATTTGAAGATCAATCTGGAAGTGCTACTATGACAAAGAAACAAACTACAGATGTTACAGCAATACTAAGTAAAGCCGGAAAATTATTCCAGAAATTAAATTCTAATGTTTTAGGAATGATCGCAGATGATGACCAAACAAGTGAATTAGTAAAGGCATATACTAATAAGATGGTAAGAGCCGGAGAACCTATTAAGGATGTGAAGAGACATACAGCAGGATTGATTGCATTTGTATATGACAAGTTGAAGGCGGATATTGATAAGGTAAAAAGAGAAGAGACAAAGAAAAACAAAAAAGCCGTAATGGACAGATATGTAGGGTTTCTTAGGGCGAATTCAGGTGAAATTGTTAAGATATTTGCAA